GAGGTCATCCGGTTTGAGGTCTGATATGCTTCTTTCATCGACTGTCCCTTCTGGAATTTGCCCGTCTGCTGCCAGCTCCCTGAGCCATTGGGCGGGAAACTTTTCCCACTCGTTGTAATAATTCATGTCCAGTTACGTCTCCTTTTAGAAATGGGGTTCAATAATATCGAAAGAGTACTCCCGGGCGGAGGCGCAAATCCTGGCCGCCATGGCTTCCGCGTCCCGTTCGGCCGCGCAGGTGAAAAACATACGTTGCGGTGTGATGAGCCGGCCGATATGCTTCTGAAGCCGGACCTCCCATTTCGGGCTCCCACCCCGCTGGGTCACGCATATGACTTCGACTCTGACGGCTTCATCCACGGTCATCTCTCCGCCCCCTCGTAGGTGCGATATATCTCCGGGTCTATGTTGTCGCTGTCATTTGACAGCAGTCCCTTCCTGATGGCCTCCTTCATACCCTCCGCCATCGCTATCGCTTGCACTGACTCCGGGCAACGAAAATGTACGCTCTCCTGTTTCTGGAGATCGAAGAGGTGGACGTGATAGTTCCAAAAAGGACTGTTCGGAGCGACCCTGGTCCGTGAAATCGTGATTTTATATCTGTCTTTCATCTTTAACGCTCCTGTTAGAGTGTTTAATTTCTCATCCAACTGAGCCATATAGTAACGATCCGAAATTCGCTTGTCAAGCGAATATTTTACTTTGCCAAAAATAATTTGACGTGCTAGATTGCATACTGTAAGAAAGGAGGCCCCAGCAGCCATGAGCAAGAAAGTGATCGGCGCCAAACTGAGGCGCCACCGTGAAGAGGTATTCAAACTTTCTATCACGGACTTTGTGAGTTTAATCAATAAATCCGCGCCTCTCAGCGTACAAACCAATATTAAAAACTTTTCAAAATATGAGCTTGGCATCAACCGCTGTCCCGTCGAACTCTATGTCAAGATTCAGGACATGGAGCGGAGGCGGGCGCTATGACTGACACGCTGGAATCCGCCCTCGCATTTTTAGCGAAGTACCCCAATGCCCACCTCTTTCCGGCAATCTGGAAAGATGGCCGGCATATCGGGCTATGCAAGTGGGGTTCGGAGTCCTCCAATGACCCCAACAAGGTCCGCGCCTGGGCCGATATGCACCCGGAGGAGAGCCTCTATTTTTGCATCGACCTGAAGCGCTCCGGCCTCACGGTCGTGGACGTGGACAATAAGAATGGGAAAGCGGGGACTCAAACCCTTCGGGATCTGGCCATGATCTACGGCGATCTCCCCGGGACGCTGTCAGTCAGCACACCCTCCGGCGGCGGCCACCTCATCTATAGCGGCACCGCCCGCCGCGGCGCAAACCGCCTGGGTCCAGGCGTGGACATCCCGGTGATGATCCCGCTCCCCGGGTCCTATGTCCCAGGCAAGGGCGTCTATAAGGTGGCCCGGGACCTGGACATCGTTCCGCTTCCCGCCTGGGTCACAACGGCGGCCGGCGAAGAACCACCCCCACCAGAATCGAGGGAGTCCCTGATCGATCTGGACCAACCCCAGAACATCGAACGCGCCATCAGCTACCTCCGCACCGCGGAGCCATCAGTAAAGGGTCAAGGTGGAGACAATACAATATTTAGAGTCCTGTGCCGTGTACGAGATTTTGGGATCAGTGAAGACCTATGTTTTGATCTGGCGTCTAGAGAATATAACAACGAGCGCTTTTGTCATCCCCCTTGGAGCGATACAGAACTGAAAAGGAAGGTCTTCAACGCCTACAAATACGCCCGCGGGACCCCTGGCGCGGATGATCCCAGTCAGGAGTTTACCCCGGTGGTCCCTGACAATCTCATTCAGTTCATTGACATCACCGACCTCGCGGCGAAGATGGCCAAGCCCCGCTGGACGGTTGAGGGCTACATCGAGCAGCAGACCGTCACCGTCTGGTATGGCGCCAGCGGGAGCCTGAAATCATTCATGGCAATGGACCTGGGGCTGCATATCGCCGCGGGGATGCCGTGGTCTGACGGCCGGCAGGTGGATCAGGGGCCGGTCTACTATCTGGCCGGCGAGGGCCATGGCGGGCTGTCCCGTCGATCGAGCGCCCTGCTTCGCGCCCTCAAGATAAGCCGGCGGGTCCCCATGTACTTCTCACCCTACGCCGTGGACCTGGACGCCAAGGCCAACATGGACCGGCTGATGCACTCCATCCGGGCCACCACGGGGGAGCGGCGCCCGTCCCTGGTCATCCTGGACACCTTGGCCACCAGCTTCGGCGCCGGGGATGAGAACTCCACCCAGGACATGGTCACGTTCCTCAACCAGATCAACCGGCTCAAAACCCTCTGCGGCTGCTCCGTCCTCATCATCCATCACGTTGGCCATATGGCCAAGGACCGGCCGCGGGGCGCCTATGCCCTGATGGCCGGCGTCGATGCGCACTACCTCGTTGAGCGGGACGATATCACGCGGGACACGGTCTGCCTCCGCGCCCCCGGGAAGATGAAGGATGGGCGCCCACCGGGGGACACTTGGTTCCGGGCGCGGGAAGTCACGATGCAGGTAGGGGACCTGGATGACAGCGTTACCAGCCTCGTCCTGGACACGATGACAATGGAGGCCACCGCTGACATGATCCGGCAGGACAGCTTCCGCGGCAGCCGGCGCAACGGATCCATGGCCATCATCCTGGACCTGCTGGGGGCACAATCGGAGCCTATCACGGTCGAAGCCCTGAAGGATCTCTATTCCCTCCGGGCGGAGGCCCTGGGGCTGAAATTCGACCGGGCCAACTACCGGAGATCCATACTGACCATGAGCCGGACGGGCGTCCTGGCCATTACGGGCGGGAAAGTCTGCTTGGCTGTAAAGCCTGTCAAGGAGTTTCAGGAGGATAACATTGGCTTTTAACGGGGCGCTAAACTCTAAAAATGGCGTTCTAAACCTAAAGTTTAGCTGTCTAAACTTTAGGAAAACCCTGGTCGACCAGGACTATTATCAAATTTTCAATAATATGATGACTACGGGGCTAGTGACTACAAAAAGCTACAAAAATGTAATAATCGGGTCAAAAATCAGGGAAAATTTCCCTGATTTTGGCTTAACTTTGCTAAAGTTTAGCTTAACTTTAGCGCCGCGGATGCTAAATTCCTATGCAATGTGTGTGACTACATTTCAACTAGGAATGGATTCTTATTTACGCGATTTGCAACAGTTACAGGCAAAAAAAGTGCAAAATTTGCACTTCGCGCAATTTCCGTGCCAAAACCCCGTAGTCACCTGCACCAAAGTTTCACCTATCCAATTTTTTGGATTTGTATTAGAAATTGGATATTTCCCCCTATCGAGCGTAGTCACTGTAGTCACTTGTGTATGAAATACACAAGTGACTACATGACTACGCGAGGGGCGTAGTCAGGGGTTTAAACTTTAAACCGGCGACTTTAAAGTTTAGCCGGCGATCTCAAACTTTAGGGAGGGAACGGTGGTCAAGAAGGTTGAACTGGCTGACAGCGGGATTGCGGTGGTCGGGATAGACCCCGGGGACACGGGAGCAATCGCGGTCATCTATCCGGACGTTGATCTCCGGGATGTCTGGGACTTTGATGATCCGGAGGGAATGCTGGTCCTTGAGGATCTGGCGGCGTACAACAGGGGGAAGGTGGAGGTATTTCTGGAGCGGGTCCACGCCATGCCGAAGCAGGGGGTTTCCAGCACCGCAAAGTTTATGACAAACTTTGGCCGGTGGTGGGGGCGCCTGGAAGCCCTGGGGCTTCCGTTTGCGTTTGTGACGCCCCAGACGTGGCAGAAGGAGGTCTTCGGAGCCATGCCACGGCGCAAACTGGCCAGCGGGAAGGTGGACACCAAGGGGATGAGCCTGGAGGCCGCCAGGAGGCTCTACCCCGGGCTGGCGCCCAAGCTGACGCGGAAGAAGGATAACGGTCGGGCTGATGCTCTGTGCATCGCCCATTTCGGAAGGAGGTCATTGTGTGCATGGGAAGAGAAAAATTTACGGCGTTGATGGTGGATGAGGTAGATTCCGCTCTGGGGATCCAGGTTGGCGGCGCCCACTACCAGGGCTTTGTAATCCAGCCCGTTGAGTTCATCACCCGCAACGGGCTTAACTTTCTGCAAGGGTGTATAATCAAGCGAGTATGCCGATTCAAACTCAAGGGTGGCAGGGAGGACCTCCTGAAGGCCCGCCATGAGATTGACCTGCTGCTCGAACTGACCGAAGGAGGCAAGTGATGGTGATTGCATTTCTGATTGGGATGGTGATTGGCGGCTGTATCGCCGCCGTGGGTATGGCTATGCTGGCCTACTGCAACGGCAAAGAAGAGATTGACAGGGAGCGCGAAGGGTACTAGATTACACCTGCAACCGCCAAACACGCCGGACGTACCGGCGGGCCTTCTTAGGGGTAGGGAGGCAAGAGAGACGAGCCCCCAGGGTCTTTGGATCCTGGGGGCTTTGTTTTTGACACCCACCCCCTTCTCGTGCTATGCCTTTCCTGAAAAGCAATTCATCCTGGGGAGGGAATCATATGGACAAGCAATTTTGGATCAGGGTAGGGAAACGGTTTGCCAGGGCTTTCGTCATCGGCGGGATGGCGCAGGTGGTGGCCATGATCGGATCCGGGACGTTCACCGCGGAGACGTGGTCTGACGTGGGCCGCTGGACCGCGATCCTGGCTGTAGCGTTTATCACCGGGGGCCTCATGGCCCTGGACAAGGCGCTCCGCAACACTCCGGAGGAGAAAGCGGAGGTGAAGTAATGGAACAGATCCTCGTCAAGAACATCATCTCCCAGGAAACCCCCGCGATAGACATCAGATCCAAGGCGCCCACGGTCGATCTGGCCCTGGGGGCGTCCAGTGCCGTTGCAGCACTCACCGCGGCATCAGCCGCCGGCGGGCCGGTCCTCATCCCCGCGGGAACCTATCTCATTGACCAGGACGTTACCTGCACCGCCCCGCTGCACTTTGCCGGCGGGAAGTTCAGCATTGCGTCCGGGAAGACCCTCACAATCAATGGACCCATCCAAGCCCCGTTGGCGCAGATATTCGAGGGGCTGGGAACGGTTGCCTTTGGCCAGGGGGCCATCCCCGAGGTCTATCCGCAATGGTGGGGGGCTCTCGCGGACGGCTCCAACGATGACACCGCCGCGCTCCAGGCGGCAATCAATGCCGCCGATTTTCTTTTCCTCCCGGCCGGGACGTATTCGACGAGTCCACTCAATCTCCATTCCAATCTGGTTATCCAGGGTGCGGGGGCCGCAACCCGGATCGTGCAGCGCACCGCCCCGATTGCCAGCGGGGGAACGCTCCAGGCCAACAGCGGTGGGGCCACGGCCTTCATCGATAACATTTTGCTTCGAGACTTTCAGATCGAGGGGCCGGACATCGTGACCCCGGTGTTCTCTGAGCATAACCATCTCATCGCTTTCCACGGGGTGCGGAACGCTCAGATCCTCAACGTCCGCGTCATCGGGTTTCGGGGGGACGGGATTCATCTCGGATCGGGGCATGATTTAGGGGAAGAGCGCCACAACCACGATGTCAGAATTTGCGATTGCCTGATCGACGGTATCAACCAAGATAACCGAAACGGCATCTCTATCATTGATGGGAACAACATTACTGTTGAAAACTGCGTTATTCAAAACACAACCAAGTCCACAATGCCGGGGGCAATCGACATCGAGCCTAATGCTTTTGCTCACCACGTCGCGCAGAACATCAAGATCGTTGGAAACAGGTTTGAAAACATCGGTGGAAACGTGGGGGTCATTTCATTCGTCTTTGGGAATGCCGCCTGGACTACAATGCCCAACACCTTCATCGTGCGGGACAATTACATTGACTGCCCGGGAAAGACTGGAATTACATATCTGCGAGTAATCCCCGGCGGCATCACCGCTGATGCCCCGTCCTGCGGGCTGAAGATCCTCAGCAATACTGTGGTCAGCATCGGCCGCCCGTTCAACATCATCAACGCGAAGGGCGTGGTGATTGGGGCTAACAGCTTCCTGCTGTCTAGCGCTACTGCCCTGTTATCATACGTCGGGGCGGATAACAACATCCTCGACGTTCATATCACCGATAACCTGTTCCGGAACCTTGGGGGCGGGTGGGCGACGGGGATAGCGGTCTTCACCGCCTCGCATATAACCTTCCAGAACAATACCTTTGACGATTGCCCTGGAAACGCGGTGGACTTTGACAGCGGGACGAGTTCTTACATCAGCTTCATCGGCAACCGATTCCTCACGCCGGGAGGGCTTACCTCCATCGCTATCCAGAAGGAGGCGGCGCACACTTTTAACACCCCCACAAACATTTTCCGGGATAATTGGCACCCGGGCCTCTCGGTGTTTTTCACGGCGCCCGTGAAGCGCACGGGCCAAGGCGCAACCGCATTTGTGGCGGACGGGGGGACTATCACCCATGGTCTGGCGCCCGGGACCCCGACTGGCGTCACCGCCACCGGATCTGTCGCCGGCGAGATTGTGAGCGTGACGGCAAAAGGTTCAACAACTTTCACGGTGGCAATAAAAAAACGTGACGGGACCCCTGGGACACCGCAGACTATCTACTGGGCTGTATGGTATTAGCTTTTAACTTCAAAGGGCTGGAGGAAGCAATTATGTTGATAGCGAAAGTAAGAGCAAACTGGGCGGCGGGGGCGGGTGGGACGGTGCCGGCGGTGATAATCGACATGACCGCGTATAAGGGCCGGTGGATGCTGTATTCCATGGCCACCACCCCAGGGGCGGCCGCGGAGGCGCCCACTGACAATTACGATGTCACGGTCAAAGCCAACGGTCTGGACATCCTGGGTGGGGCCGGCGCCGGTTAAAGAAGTGGTGAAGTAAACTTTCAAAGGAGAAGAAAAGATGAAATACATTTTGATGCTTGTTTCACTCATGTTGCTTCTGGTCTCCGTGGCCAGCGCAGAGGATGGCGATCGTACCGCGTTCGGAGGGGTGGGCTACTTTGCCCCCAGCGCCCCGGATATCAGGGCTTTCGCCGGCGTGGCCATCCCGATCAACGAGGCCAAAACTATTCGATCCGTGACCGACCTGGACATCTACCCTCGATCAGACGGGAATGTTAGTATCGCCGGCAAGCGACTACAGTTCGAGGTCAAGTCCGGAATCGCCTACGATGTTTTTAGCCTCAACGGCTTCAAGTTATTTGGCCTGGGGGCGCCGGGGATGGTCACAGATGGGGATAGTCTGGGCCTCAAATTCGAGTATGGGGGAGGTGTCCATAAGATGGTGACGCCCAGGTGGGGGCTGATGACAGTCTTCACCGCGGAGACCTACAAGGATTTTGAGGTTGACGAGTATAAAACCAACTTTGCCCCGCGCTTCGGGGTTACTTTCGCATTTTGAGAGACGCGTTATGGCGCTGACTGATATGAAACCCGCCGTGCAGGAGTTCAACGCAAAAACTTTACCTGTCCTGGCGGATCAGTTGGACCAGCTAAGGTTGGAGGTCAGGCGGCTTTCCGCCGACCTCCACGCCCTGCTGGACCGCATAGACGGCGCCAAGGTGACAATCTCTATCAACCTCCAGGAGCGCCCGCATGACAGCACGACATCTGTCCCAGGACATAACCGTTGACGATCTGAAAACGATCGTACTTGAAGCCGTAGCCATCGGCTTGCAGCATCATAAATGCCAGTATTCGGAAGCTGTGCAGCGCGAAATACCGCATTTGTTCTCCGTTCTTGAAGACATCGGAAACGGCAACATGAAAAACGGGGTCGAAGTTTCCCGGGTCAATCATATCTTTCTGATAGACTTTCGCAACACTCTTAACTCAGCGGTGAAGAAGGTTGTCATCTCAACGGTGGTGCTTATGGCTACCGCGGCCCTGGCTGCATTCTGGCTGGGGTTCAAGGGGTATTTACTGAAATGAATTACGACGAGGAAAATGTCCTGGACAGGGTGATGATCGAGACGATAGCCAAGCTCACCTTGGAAGGGGAATCTTGGACTACCATCGCTGAAGCTGTCGGGCGGAGCATTCGTTTCTGCAAGGACCTGACCTACACCTCCCAGTTTAAGATCCGCCTTCGAGAGCTTGCCAGGGCCGCGGTGTCCAAGTTGCGGGTGGAGGCGGATGATGTCCTGGCCGCCGTCACCGACATCGCATTCGACGAGAGGACGGCGAAGAAGGAGCGTCTGCGGGCGCTGGAACTGCTGGGAAAGCACCACGGTCTATTTGCGGACACGCTGAAGGTCGGTGGCGCCGGCGAACCGATCAAACATGAATATGGAATGTCTAAGGCCCTGAAAGCGAAGCTCGATGAAATATATAAATCGTGAAGCGGCCGAAGTGGCCTATGCCGAATTACTATTCGAGGCGGAGCTTGATAACAGCGTTCCGGAGATGATGCGCTATCTCTGTCTCAATGACTTGTACTTCCTGTTGACCCGTGTTCTCAATCGCCCTGATGTCCGGCACGACTGGCTTTTCGCACGATGCCAGGAGGTCCAGCAGAGCCCCAACGGCCACCTGGATCTGTGGGCGCGGGAGCATCGCAAGTCTACGATCGTGACCTTCGGCCTCACGATCCAGGACCTCCTCTGGGATTCGGAACTTTGCATCGGGATTTTCTCGATCACGCGCCCGCTGGCCAAGGACTTCCTGGGTCAGATCAAGGAGGAGCTTGAAACGAACGAGGTCCTGAAGGATCTATTCCCGGACAGGCTCTGGCGCCACCCGAAGAAGGAAGCGCCAACGTGGTCCCTGGACGATGGGCTGGTTCTGCGGCGGAAGTCAAACCCGCGGGAGAACACTCTCGAAGCCTATGGGCTGATCGAGGGGCTTCCCACCGGGAAACACTTCCAGATCCGCGTCTATGACGATGTCATCGACGAGAAGCAGGTGACAAATCCGGACATCATCAAGAAGGCGGTCGAACGGTGGGAACTGAGTCTCAACCTGGGGAGCGATCGTATCATCCCCCGCTACGGCGTCCCTAACATCGAGCGCTACGTTGGGACCCGCTACCACCTCAACGATCCCTATGCAACCATGATCCAGCGGAAGGCGGCCATCCCGCGGGTGTACCCCGGGACGGACAACGGCGAACTGGACGGCAATCCGGTGTTCTGGACCCGTGAGATGCTCCAGAAGAAGCGGGACAGCATGGGGCCGTATATCTTCTCTTGCCAGATCCTCCTCAATCCAATCGCGGACGAGATGCAGAGCTTCAAGGCCGAATGGTTCCGCTACTGGGTGGCGGAGCAATGGGGCGTCAAGAACCGTTATATCGTGGTGGATCCGGCCAGCCATAAGAAGCTGACCAGCGATTACACGGTCATGCTGGTGGTGGGCTTGGGGCCGGACGGGAACTACTACGTCATCGACGGCGTCCGGGACCGGCTCAACTTGTCAGAGCGGAAAAAGTGGCTCTTCAAACTTCATCGGATGTATCGGCCGATTGCGGTGGGCTACGAGCAATATGGCCTCCAGGCCGATATCGAACATATGCAATACTGCATGGAGCAGGAGCATTACAACTTCAACATCATTCCGCTTGGTGGACAGGTGGCCAAGGTGGACCGGATCAAGCGGCTGGTGCCGGTGTTTGACAGCTTCCGGATGTTCTTCCCTATCCGGTGCCCGTTCGCGGACACCGAAGGCCGCGCCCGGGACCTGACGCGCATCCTGGTGGACGATTTCACCGGCTTCCCGGTGGCGGAGCATGATGACGTTCCGGACTGTCTGAGCCGTATCCTGGATCCCGCGCTGGGCGCGGTGTTCCCAGAGCCGGAAGAGTCCGTAGTGAAGGACAATCGGGTGTCCGGCGTTCTTGAAACCCAGTATGACGTTTTTGCGAGGTGACGAATGAAGCTGAATTTAGGATCCGGTGGACGAGGGTATGAGGGATACGAGTCCGTGGATATCTGTCCGCCGGCGGACCAGAGTGCCGATCTGCGGGAGAGATGGCCCTGGGAGGATTCCAGCATTGAGGCGGTCATTGCTTACGACATCGTGGAGCATCTCCCAAACAAGATTCACACCATGAACGAGCTTCATCGCGTCCTCGCG